AGAGCAATCAGGAGAAGAGCATGAGCTTCGCGGGAACAACTCCGAGAATCAAGCGCAGGCAGGTTGATGAGCTGATAAAGGCTGAAAAGACCGGAGCGGTCGCCGGGTTGGTGTTGAACTTCCGGACCTATGAGGAGACGTATTTTATCATTGCGTCTGTGTTCCAGGTTTTCATGGAGTTGTCCGGCAAGAAGAGCATCAACATCGATGATGCGAGAGGTATAGGCCGGTTGATACCGGCTAGGAAACTGAGGGTGAATTACAGGTATGACCTTAGTCCGATATGGGTCAGGGAAGGAGAGAAATGAGGCAAAGAAAAGTAAAGTCGCTGAACACTGTTATGCTGTCGCTCATTCCGATTGGTGCTGAAAACGCCATATCAGGGAAAGACCTGTCCGGGAAGATCGGCAAGGATGTAAGAGCACTTAGAGCGGATGTGCACGATGCGAGAGCCGCTGGCTATCCGATTCTGTCAGATGTGACAGGGTATTATATGCCCGCTACGAAACAGGAGGCAGATGCGTTCCTCGGAGCGTGGAAAAGAAGGATGAACAGCGCAAGAGTCACAACTGCGCCAGTCAGGCGTGTGGCCAACCGGTAAGAAAGGAGCAGAGAGATGAACGAATTACAGGTGATTATTAGCAATCCGACAGAGGAGACTGGGCTTAAGCGTATCGAATGGAACAGGGATGAGTTCAAGGCCGAGGTTGTCAGGCTGCTGGAGAACTACCAGAACGTCGTATATACAGATGATCAGGTAGACATCATGAAGAAGGACAGAGCCACTCTGAATGCAGCGAAGAAGGCCATCAGCGACCGAAGGATCGAGGTCAAGAAGACTATCATGGCTCCGTATGACCAGTTCGAGGCTGAGGTCAAGGAGATTGTTTCTGACATCGAGGAAGTGATTTCCACTATTGATGGTCAGGTGAAACGGATCGAGTCCGACAGGAAGCAGAAGAAGAGGGAGAAGCTGGAGAAGATATATCAGGAGATTGCGGCTGATTTAGGGCCTGACGTCTCGTTTGAGAGGGTTTTCGATCCGAAGTGGTTAAATGCTACTGTCGGACTTTCAAAGGCTGAGAACGAGCTCAGAGGGGCCGTAGACGTGATTCGTTTCAATCTCGGCGTAATCGATGAGATGGAGGAAGAGGACAGGATCTCTGCAAAGAGCGCTTATCTCCGGACGCTCGATATGCCAAAAGCAATGGCCGAGATGACCAGACAGAGGGCAATCAGGGAAGAAGAGAAACACCGCAGGGAAGAGCAGAAGATCCAGGTGGAAAAACCTGTTGAGGAGGTCACGAAGGAAGCTGATGTTTTGCCGGCTGAGCCGGAGATGATTGAAACGCCTCCGGCCCCGGAGACGCCCGTGGTGAAATCTGATGATGATAAGATCGTTTTTGCGTCCTTCACAGTCTATGGGACGAAAAGTAAGCTGCTGGCCCTGAAGCAGTATATGATCGACAACGGTCTGAGGATCGAGAAGGCACAGAGGATCACGAAGGAGGGCGCAGCATGAGGATCTATATTTCCGGTCCTGTAACAGGGACGAAAGATGCCAAGGAGCGCTTCGCAAATGCGGAGAAAGTGCTTCGGGCAGCCGGGAATGAAGTGATCAATCCATTTTCAATCTGTGAGAGCATGCCAGAGAGTACGAAATGGATGGAATATATGGACATTACCCTTGCAGCCATGAGAAATGCGGACGCTGTGTATATGCTGAAAGATTGGGAAGAATCGCGTGGAGCGTCCGTTGAATACCATTACGCTGCAGGTACAGGTAAAACGATCTATTATGAGTATCCTGATGAATTTGAAGAGGAGAAAGTATGATGGAAAAGTATAGAAATATCACGGAAAGAGTATATGAGTAGGTGTAAATGATGGATCAGGCCGAAGAGAGAGTAGAGGTTGAGCTGTCCTACGACGTCATAGCACAGATTTCTGGTATTGCTGCTGAAGCGGCCATCAATGCCGTCAGGAGCGAGGAGGAGGCTGCCTATAAGCGGCGTAAGAAGAGATTGCACAATAAGGTCTATAAGTCTCTGTCTTCTTACAGAACCATGAAGAAGCTGCTTGCGCAGGGACGCTATGAGCCGCGAGAACAGGCTGAAATCAGGTGGAAGTTCATGGAGGACCTGATGAGCAATAACTTCCGCGTGGATCCCGACCGGATTGCTACGGAGGAAGAGAAGCGCATTCAGGTAAACACTTACGCCGTATATCGCATTGAGAATGGTCTTAAACTGTTTGAAGAGGATATTTCCATAAATGACAGTGAGGACATGAAGAGGAAGTATCGCCTGTTACGTGCAAAGTTCATCGACGGAAAGCCGAAAATGATTGGGGAAATGGCAGAAGCCGAAAAAATTAGTGAGCGCCAAGCGTATCGGGACATCAATGCAGCCGTGGATTTACTGGCAATTTACATATATGGAGCAGTTGAGGAGTGATGTCAAAATGTTGTCATTGACGTCAGCAATTCCTGACACTAGAATGGTAGTAACCAGTAATAACATTTCTCTGCTTGAAGTGTAAGGCGGCGTGGATTCGTCCCCGCGCCGCCGCTGGAAATGACGTCTCCTTGATGGAGGCGTTTTTTATTAGGGGGAGAACATGGAACAAAGAATTGAGTATGTGTCGATAAGTGACATATATCCGTATGAGAATAATCCACGGGATAACGATGGCGCCGTTGAATCGGTTGCAAACAGTATCCGGGAGTTCGGGTTTAAGGTACCGATCATTGTGGATGACGCCATGACGATCGTTGCAGGACATACGAGATATAAGGCGGCTGAGCAGCTGGGGCTGACAGAGGTCCCGATTATTAGAGCGTCTGGCTTAAGCTCAGAGCAGATCCAGGCATATCGAATAGTGGACAATAAAACACAGGAGTTGTCCAAGTGGGATTTTGCAAAGCTTGATCAGGAACTGGATCAGATTATGAATATCGACATGACACAGTTCGGATTTGGCGGCGAAGAAAAAGACGAGGGGGTGATCCGGGAGCAGGATATTGATAACGGCACCGAGATCAGCCTTGACGACTTTGAGGACGAGAACTTTGATACAGAGTGTCCCATGTGTGGCTTCCGCTTTTCGGAAGGTGGTGGATCTGATGAGTAACCATCGATTTGACTGGAAGTGGAATCTGAGTGAGATTCGGCCGGATAAGGATATAAAGGTCTTCACTACGTTTTCCTGTGGTGGCGGGTCTTCTATGGGGTATAAGAGGGCAGGCTTTCAGGTTATCGGAAATGTGGAGATTGATCCGAAGATCAACGCCATGTATGTAAAGAATCACCACCCGAAGTTTAATTACAGCATGGATCTTCGGAAGTTCAACGAGAAAGAGGACCTTCCAGAGGAGCTATATCATCTTGATATTCTGGACGGATCACCACCGTGCTCGACATTCAGTACAGCTGGACAGCGGGAGAAGAACTGGGGCAAGGCAAAGGCATTCAGGGAAGGTCAGGCAAAGCAGGTCCTGGACGATCTGTTTTTTGTCTTCCTGGATACTGTTGAAAAGCTGCAACCGAAGGTTGTTATTGCCGAGAATGTGATGGGGCTGATTAAGGGCAATGCAAAAGGCTATGTCAACCTGATCATTAAGAGATTCAAAGAGATCGGGTATGATGTGCAGATGTTTGCCTTAAATGCTGCAAGGATGGATGTACCGCAGGCAAGAAATAGAGTTTTCTTTATAGCTAATCGCATGGGATATCCGAAGCTGCGCCTGGACTTCAAGTATGATCCGATTCTGTTTGGAGAGGTTCGCACCCCGGATGGAATCCCTTATCCGGAACATACAGTGATAGGGCAGCTCGCCAAGAGGATCAGGCGGGGCGACAAGGAGCTTAGAGACGTAGCTATGCGAACAGCTGGAGAGGCGGCAGCGAATCTGTATTTCACGCACAAGATCATAGCAGATGAAGAAGTCTGTTGTACTGTGACATCAGCGGGGAATATCACGCGTCTTTATGACAAAAAGCTGTTTACTGATCGCGACTATGCGAATTGCCAGACCTTCCCGCAGGACTATGATTATAACGGAAATGATGTCCATTATGTGTGTGGCATGAGTGTGCCGCCGAACATGATGGCCAATATCGCAACGGAGGTATATGAGCAATGGCTGAAAAAATAATGATTAAGTATATGCCTCTGGATAGCATTTATCCTTATCCGGATAATCCCCGAAGGGTGGAGAAGGCTATTAAGGCGGTAACGAAGTCGATCCGGGAGTTCGGGTTTCTCAATCCGATCATCGTAGATAAGGACAATGTCATCGTATGCGGTCATACGAGGTTCCTGGCGGCCCAGAGACTGGCATTTGAGCAGGTGCCTGTGATTGTGGCCTCTGATCTTACTGAAGAGCAGATCAGGGCATTTAGGCTAGCTGATAACAGGGTGGCGGAGATCGCTGTATGGGACAAAGCAAAGCTTCAGGAGGAATTGTCCCACCTGAAGGACATTTTCGATATGACGCAGTTCGGATTCAAGTCGGATGATGATGCCCTGAGTGATCAGTTGAAGATGAGGAAGCATAGGTGTCCGAGGTGTGGGTATGAGTGGTAAAAAGAAGGACACAAAGAAAACCGGCAAAAAAGAGCCGAAGAAGATGGGTCGTCCACGGATAGAGATTGATAATGTCACTTTTGAGAATCTCTGTCATCTGCAGTGTACCCTTGCCGAGATCGCTGAATGGTTCAAGTGCTCTGAGGACACAATCGAGCGCTGGTGCAAGCGGTCATATAGCATGACATTTGCGGATGCCTATAAAAAGTATTCAGCTGGCGGCAGAATCTCCTTACGCAGGACGCAGTTCAGATTGGCTGAGAAGAGCCCGGCAATGGCGATCTTTCTGGGCAAGCAGTATCTGGGGCAGAGAGATGTCCTTGACCAGAGGATCAACATGGAGGATGACGGCGCGGACCTTGAGATTTATATACCGGAGAATGGACGGAGAAGATAATGGAGTTAAGACCGCAGAAGGGGCCGCAGGAGGCGTTCCTCTCATCCCCGGCTGACATAGTGATATATGGAGGCGCTGCGGGAGGCGGTAAGAGCTTTGCGCTGCTTATGGAGCCGCTGCGAAATATGCGGAATCCGAAGTTTAACGCTTTACTCCTGAGGCACGAGTTTATACAGATCACGTCTCCTGGCGGCCTTTGGGATACAGCCAGGAAGGTATATGGAGGCTTAAAGGGGGCGTATCCGAGCAAAACACCGAAGCATCATTGGACGTTTAAGTCTGGAGCAACGGTGAATTTTGCGCACTTGACCAGAGACGAGGATGTGGAAAGCTGGCAGGGATCCCAGATCGCAATGATCGGGTTCGATGAGCTGACGCATTTCAGCGAGTATCAGTTCTTTTATATGCTATCCAGGAACAGGTCTGATTCAGGGGTTGCGCCATTTGTGCGAGCGACCTGTAACCCTGATTGTGATTCCTGGGTGGCGCGTTTTATATCCTGGTGGATCGATCAGGAGACAGGATATGCAATACCTGAGCGGTCCGGCGTGCTGAGATGGTTTGTCCGGTTGGACAATAAGATCCATTGGTTTGATTCGGAGAAAGAAGCGCAGGTCTTTGCCGAGCAGAGTGGTGCATTCAGGGAGCAGGATATCCCATATTCTTATAAGAGCGTGACCTTCATTGCATCGACTCTGGAAGACAACAAGATTCTGATGGATATTGATCCTAATTATCTTGCCAACTTAAATGGTCTTCCGTATGTCGAGCGCGAAAGGCTTCTAAAAGGTAACTGGAAGATCCGTAATAAGGCGGGCCTGATGTTCCAGCGGCAGCAGGTGAAAATTGTGCCGGAGGAGACGATCGCCAAGGGAGATATTCTGAATCTCTGCAGAGCGTGGGACCTTGCTGCCACAACGGAAGATGAGCATGGAGATCCGGCGTATACAGCGGGGGTCTTAATGGCGCGTCTGAAAACGGATAAGTACGTAATACTTGACGTAGTGGTCAAGCGGCTTGCGGCGGGAGAGGTGCTTAATCTGATCGTGAATACGGCGCATCTTGATCGTCAAAAATATGGGTATGTTAGGAACCGGATCCCGCAGGATCCTGGTCAAGCGGGAAAAGCGCAGGCCCAGTATTATGTGAAGCAGCTTCAGGGATTTGATGTGGTGGCCAGAACGGAGACCGGCAACAAAGAGCATAGGGCAACTCCGGTGGCTGCGCAGTGGCAGCATGGCAATATCGATGTTGTGGATGCTGTATGGAATGGTGATTATTTCATGCAGTTGGAATCTTTCCCTGATGGGAAGTTTAAGGATATGGTTGATGCCACGTCATCAGCATTTGATGAACTGGCCAATTATATGCAGTTCAATCTGGCTAATCTGATCTGACTGCTTCGCACTCTGTTTTTTCTGAATTGTTTGGAAACGCAAGGTCACAATTACGGACTGTGAAGATTCGGAATTTTCTGAGTATATAAGGTCACTTTATGTAACTGGGAAGACTGTGAGCTTTCTGATTATTTCATAGGCGTTGTGCAATATTACTTTTTGGTCTTGAAAATCCCCGGGATTATATCCTGGGGATTTGTTAGTTCTGCATAAAACAGGAGCAAACATGGCAAGCAAGAGTGTTCTGACAAAGTATGAGCAGGTATGTGCGTTCTGTGGAGCAACTGTTCCGTCAAAGCACCACCTGATCTTTGGGACAGCGGAGCGGAAGAAGGCCGATGAAGATGGCCTGTGGCTTCCGGTGTGTGACGCCTGTCACAACATGGGGAAGCTGTCCACGAATCCCAGAAGGGGGCAGGGGACGATGATCATCCATGGGAACAGCATGGCAGAGGCCATGAGCAAGATGATCGGACAGCTTGCATGGGAGAAAGAATACTACCGGAACGAGTATCTGGATGCGAAAAGCAAGATCGCGGAAACGGAACCTGATGAGGATCCTGCCCGCGATCGTTTTATGTCAAGGTATGGAAGGAGTTATCTGTGATGGACAGAGCAGAAAAGAACCGCGAACTGCAGCGGTATAAGAAGGCCGTTGCCGGGTTCCACACAGACGGCTACCGGAACATGCTGAATAAGGTTGGAACCGCGCAGGACAACAGTACGGCATGGGAGTTTGCAGGGGACTACGGCGAGTCTGATATGCAGATGGCCAGTCTGTATGAGACAAATGGCCTGTTTGCCAAGATTATCAACAGACCGGCTGAGGATGCCCTTGCAAAAGGTATTGACCTGTCAGATCTCGGCAAGGAATTCGAGGACGAGGTCAACAAGCGTCTGACGAAGCTGCACTTCATGGACAGGATGGTCACGGCAGAGAAGTGGTCTCGCCTGTTCGGTGGAGCTATCGCCGTGCTTCTGATCGATGACGGGAGAGGGATTGACGAGCCGCTGAACATGAGGGCGGTTAAGAGCATCGAGGAAATCCGGGTGTTTGAGAGGGCAATCGTACAGCCTGATTACTCAGCTCTGTATAGCTACTCCTACTATGACATCGAGAACGAGAGTGATCTGCCTTGGGGGCAGCCTGAGTTCTATTATGTCTATTCGAGATATGGTCAGTTTAAGGTCCATTACACGCGCTGCCTGATCTTCAAGAACGGTCAGCTTCCGGAGTATACGTCCAGCGGCTTCTATCGCTTCTTTGGCGTCCCTGAGTACCTGAGGGTAAGGGATTTCATGCGCGAAGTGATCAACAGCCACCACGACGGCGCGAAGCTCCTTGAGAGGTCGGTCCTTGGTATCTACAAGATGAAGAACCTGTCCACTCTGCTTGCGACTGATGAGGGCGAGAATCAGGTCATTCAGAGGCTGCAGGTCATCGACATGGCGCGGAACATTATCAATTCGATGGCCATTGACGCGGATGGTGAGGACTACAGCTATATCAATGCCAGTATGGCGGGAGCCAGTGATCTGATCGACCGCACCGCAAACATGCTCTCGGCAGTCACGGATATACCGCAGACAATTCTGTTCGGCAAGTCTCCGTCCGGTATGGATGCGACCGGAGACAACGACATGGAGAACTATTATCAACTGCTTGCCCGGATTCAGGCGAATGACCTGAAGGACAACACCGAGAAGGTGGTGCAGCTGGTTCTTCTTCAGCTCTGGAGAGAAGGCCGTCTGGATGGTGAGCTTCCGGAGTATGAAGTCAGGTTCGTGCCGTATAAGCAGATGACCGAAGCGGAGCAGGCAGGGATCGATCAGCAGAAGGCCGCCACCGAGCAGGTTAAGGCGGCAACCGCACAGGCATATGTGGATATGCAGGCTCTTGATCCGTCTGAGGTCCGGAAAGGCCTTGCCCAGTCCGATGTGTATGAGATTCAGGATCTCGTAGACGAGGACAATCTGGAGCTACCGGCAGACACGTTTGAGCAGCCGCAGGGAATGCCGCAGGGAGCTCCTGGGATGAATCCTGGAGCTGAGCAGAATCCTGAAGGCCGTATGGACGCGGATGATGATCTCAACTGGGTCACTATCAATGGTCAGCATGTGCCGATTTCCAAGGCTACCGGCGAGCCCGTAGGAGGCAACCCCAAGGTGTTTGGCGAGAAATCCATGCGGAGCGTGAAGGCAAAAGCTACCGAGGCTCAGAAAATGGCCGGGAAGGTTGCCGAGAAGACGCCGGGCTATAAGGCGACGAAAAAGGGAACAGAGCAGCCCAAATCGGTCGCTCAGACCGCCAAGACGAGTAGCCGAATGACGAAGGAGGAGATTGACTCTGCGAAGTCGAGCTTCAGCCAAGAAGAGAAGGGCTTGTATGATAAGGCTCATGCGGATTCTGACAAGGCAATAAAGAACCTCGATGAGACTTATCAAAAGAATATCGACGACTGGGATAGAGCCAAGAAGGCAATGGAGCGGGGCGAGCAGCCAGCGACTGGAATGGCCATGAAAAAAGACCATGTGATTCCAGGAGCATCCAAGGAGACACAGGAGATATATCAGAAGATCGCGTCTCAGGAGCCGGAGATTTCTAAGGATATGTGCGAGATCGCAATGGAGAATGGAGGTCAGATGTATGGTCTGGCGTATTCCTGCAAGACCGGCAAGTCGATGCGGAGCAAGATTGAGCGGAAGAAGAAGGCTGCACGAGATGACAACCGGCCCGAACCGAGCGAGGAGGAGATCGTTGCCAGTCTTGGGGACATTGTTAGGTATACGCAGCTCTGCGATCACGATAAAATCGCAGAAACTTCGCAAAAGACCGTCGACAAACTCAAAGAGAAGGGCTATGATGTAATTGAGCTAGAAAACAAATGGCTTGATCAGGATAAGGCTTATAAAGGCGTTCATATCGGTGCCGTTTCTCCTGGCGGTGTTACCATTGAGTTACAAATTCATTCAGAGCAGAGCATGAGGGTAAAGGAAACTATTCATCCTATGGAAGATGTTGCCAGAGAGGCTACGACGCCGGATGGTGTTAAGGGCGTACTTCGAGCTGAGATGTGGCCACATTCTGATGCTATGAGTATGCCGGCGGGTATTGAAAACTTAAGTGGATGGAAGAAAAAGAAGGGAGAGAAATGAAGTATCTGAAGTATGAGGAGTTTGGAAATGTTTTTCTGTTTCGGGATGAACCAAGCGAGCAGTCCTGGGATTGGAAGAACAAGCTGTGGCATAGGACTTCGCAGGCTTACGATGCTTTTAACTGGGGGTTGGACCATCCAACCGAAGAGATCACCAAGGAAGAAGCCGAAGAGATCGCCGGTGTAAAGTTTGAGGATTAAACGCGCTGACAAATCAGTCCGAGCACGGCACAATAGGTTCGGGAGGTGAGAGAATGTCAGAAAAGGTCCTTGAAGCATTAAGGATTGCTGCTGAAGCGCATGAAGAACAGCGCGACAAAGGCGGCAGTCCTTATATTTTGCACCCTATCCGGGTGGCGGATATGGTCGAGACCGAGGATGAGAAAATCCTGGCGCTTCTGCATGACACAGTAGAGGATGCCGGGATCTCACTCGATTATATCCGGTCGATCTATGGCGATGAGATAGCGGATGCTCTGGATCATATGACGCACCGAGATGGGGAGAGTTATACGGATTATATCGGGCGAGTTATGGAAAATCCGCTTTCTGCGCGGGTGAAGCTGGCCGACCTGAGAGACAACATGGATCTTTCCAGGCTTGACGGCATCACAGAGAAAGACCTGAAGCGTGAAAAGAAATATGCGGATGCCATGTACCGGATCGCGATTGCTGCCAGGTAAGAGGTGAGTGATGGACGACTTCCGAATCATCTACCGGATACTCCTGTATTTGGAGAAAGCGATGGACTACGATGAACCGGATCTTGACATGATTTCAGCCAAGACACTCGGGATCAGCGAGAACCGGTGGTTTTCTATTATCCGTATGCTGTCGGAGAGTGGATATATAGATGGCTTCAGCATCAAGGTATCCGCAGGAGGAGAAAAGGCTTTGTCTATTTCGAATCCGAGGATAACGCTGAAAGGTCTGGAATATCTGAATGAGAATTCACTCATGCAGAAGGCCATGAGAGCGGCAAAAGGGATTGCCGAGATTGTGAAGTAGATCAAAATACGTTTCTTGCCATGATAGCCCATGCAGAGGAGGCGGCAAAGGCCGTCTCCTTTTTGTGTGGGCGAAAAGGAGTGCCATGCAGAAGAATTACTACTCTTACCGGACAGCCGATAAGATCAGAAAGCGGTTCGGCAGCCACGATGTTCTGCATGGCAAGGCGAACCCGAAGTTCCCGGAAAGCGCAGAGCGCGAGTACAAACGCCTGATGAATCAGATTATGAAGGAGCTGAAGGGAACGCTGGAAGAAGAATTACCAAAACTGAAAGATGAGTACCGCAAGCAGTGGGAAGAGCAGGAAATGTTCAAAGCCGACGGATTACCGGATCTCAACCGGTTTCTGGACGGCTTTTTTGATGAGATGCTCGGGAAGTCCGTGCAGAAGCTGGATCGGTTTGAGATCTTCCGGAAGCTCCTGAAGGTTGCAGGGCTTACGAAGCAGCAGGAGATCCGAGAGTGGAGAAGACAGGTGAAACAGACCATCGGGGTCAACTTGTCAGAGGACTATTACTCAGGGAGCTTCTTTGATTCCCTGATCGATCAATGGGTATCGGAGAATGTCGACCTGATCAAGACGATTCCGCAGGACATGCTCGGCAAGATGAAGGAGATCGTCAAGGAAGGGTATCTAAAAGGCACGAACACCACAGACATCACAAGGATGATTCAGGAAGTGTATGGCACGGAGAAGCGCCATGCGCGTTTTATTGCCCTTGACCAGATGTCAAAGCTGAATGCCAGGATCACCCAGAAGGAGCACGAGGATGCAGGCGTGACCTCTTATGAGTGGTCAGACAGCGGGGACGAACGGGTTAGGGAGAGTCACAAGAGACTGAACGGAAAGATCTTTGAGTATGCTGATCCTCCTGTAACCGATGACGGGCGCAGATGTAATCCTGGAGAGGACTATCGGTGTCGGTGTGTTGCGCTGCCGATCTTTGACTTTGAGACTCTGAATCTGCCGCTTGAGGATGAAATGTATGACTATTGAAGGAATGATAAACGCCCAAAGAGCCATGATGAAGGTGCTCGGTATAAAGCTGGACGAGGAACCGGCATCCTGGGTGACGATCAATGGGAATCATATACCTCTGAACGAGGAAGGAAGAGCTATCGGAGGCAATCCTAAGGCTCTGGGAGAGAAGCCGAAGAGTCGTTTCGGGCAGGGTAGAAGAACGGTACAGAAGAAAGAGCTGTCCGAAGAGCAGAAAAAGAAAAATGCAGAACGAGCTGCAGCGCGTGAAAGAATGCGAGCGCAGCAGAAGGCTCAGGAAGCGCGGGAAGCTCCAGATACGTCTTATCAGATCAGGCATAGGCCGCCCACGATTGAGGATGTAAAAAACGGAGAGGCGGCACTTGCATCCGATCTGAGCAATATCGTCCCGGAAGACATTTATGAGCATCCTGAGTGGTATTGCAACATCTCAGAGAAAGCAGATCGCGAGTCGGTCGCTATCCTGAAGAAGATCAGGAATAATCCGGATGCCGTAGTAACGATTTACAGGGGTGCGCCTAAGGGAGAATTGAATGACGGTGACTGGGTAAGTTTATCGAAGACATATGCGAGCGAGTATGCGGGTGAAGGAGCTTATTCGAGCGAGGGGTCGACGGTCCATGTGTATAAGGTGAAAGCTAGTCAGCTCACATGGGCGGGGGATTCCATCAATGAATTCGGGTACAGAGGCGAGCCGCTGGTTGAAGATGGAGAATATAGCGGCAAGAGCGATTGCCAAGAAACAGGAGAAACTAATGAATAAAAACGATCTGCCCATCGGCGTGGGCGTTCTTGTCGTGCAGGATGGGAAGATCCTCTGCGGCATCCGGACGGACAACGGCCTTGTCTGCGGTCCGGGCGGCCATATAGAGAAAGGCGAGAAGCCGGAACAGGCAGCACGGCGGGAGGCAAAAGAAGAGTTCGGGATTCTGCCGCAGAAGCTGGTCAGTATAGGTTGTATTGACAGCCCGGACGATGGTTATAATCCCACTCAGGTGTTTCTCTGCCGGGAGTTTGAAGGCGAACCGGACACCGACGATGAGGAGATGACCTTCCCGTATTATGCCAGCATTGAAGAGCTTCAGGATAGCGACCTGAAGCTTTTTCCGGCTTTTGAGGATTCTCTGGGTCTGCTCCTGCATAAGATCGGGGCATTGACAAACGATGAGAAGCGCGAAAGAATGAAGCATGATGCTGGCTCGGAGGATCTGGACTGGGTAACGATCAGGGGGCAGCATATCCCTTTGGATCCTGGGACCGGGCTTCCTGTCGGAGGAAATCCGAAAGTTTTCGGCAGCCATGCACACTTTAAGTCCGGACATATGCCCATTGAGGGCGGCGGAGGCGGCAGGTCCAGAGCCGGGCAAGCAAGTCCTGGCATTAAGACAATAAAGCCGTCCAGTGACAGCAAAGCGTTTAAGAACAAATTGACAACGGCAAAGACATCTGTTTCTGAAGATATAAGATGGCGGGTCGATGATTATTCGCATAGCGCGGAGGACTATGACCATTGCCAGAAGTTCATTAGTGATAAAGGCAGTACAATGGCGGTCACGCCGGATGGTGATATCATCAGCGTCTGCCATAATGAAAACGATCGAGATTGCAGCGGCAGGGATCTCTTGAAGAAAGCAGTTGAAGCCGGCGGAAAGAAGCTGGATGCATTCTCCGGTCTGTTTGGCTTTTACAGGAAGTGTGGATTCGAGCCTGTCAGTTGGTGTGAATTCAGCGAAGAGTATGCGCCGCCTGGATGGGACAGAAACCGGGATGAAAAAGAACCTGTCATTTTCTGGAAGTATACAGGGAATTATTCTTCTAAGACTAAGACAGAGCTGGACCAGGAAATGGCGGATTTTCTTAGTAAGACAAAAGGCCGTTCTGGAGAGAATGGTTATGATGAGGCCATGCATGAAAGAGACAGGTCGATGGAGGCATAAAATGGAGAAAGCGCCTACGTATGAAGAGTTTTATGCAGCTGTGAGAAGTCATCTGAAGGGTTCTCTGAAATATCTTTCAGATGATGAAATTGATGAGTATATAAATGAGGAGGATGATTATATCCCCTACATGTATGACAAGACTAAAAAGAAGTTTGAGAATGGTGAAATTGGTATCGGTCAGTTCAGGCAAGGTATTCCGGCAACAATAGGATATGAAATGGCTATGAGTTACTGATTATGTTTACTAAGCATAATTAGATATTCTAAGCAATTTAAGTCTGAGCATCGGAGAGATCCGGTGCTTTTTTGTTGTGTATTTTTTCACACTTTGAAGACTGCGAATAACCTGAAAACTCAGTCTTCATAAAGTCACTTTGTTTGCACATGAAGACTGCGAAAATCTGGTCCAGGAGGAGAGTATGCTGAGCTTCAGAAATGGAGAATTGCTCCCGGAAGGGACAATCAAGCTGGATGAAGAGCCGGCAAAGTGGATTACTGTAAACGGAAACAGGATCCCATTGAATGAGAGTGGTGAGGCAATCGGCGGGAATCCGAAGGCTTTGGGCGGTGAGGAATCGTCTGAGCACAAGTCTAAGAAAAGCAATGACAGAAAGAGTTCAGGAAACCAGGGCAAGAAAACATCGAAAAGAAAAAGGTCTGAATACTTATGGGGCTGGGATGACAATAAGTCCTGGGATCAGCTGAATTCTCACGAAAAACTCGGCAGCATTTATACAATGATCGATCACTATGGGTACAGTAAGAAAAACGGCGGGCGCGTTCCTAAAGAAACAGTCAGGAATTTTATCGAATGGGCTGATAAGGACGGCATTGATCGTGTAGAGAATGAAATTGAGAAACTGGCACGCAAAGGTGAGATCAGCAACGGCAAAAAGCCGGGCTGATGGTGCATCTGAATGAGGAAACAGCATGAGAATCAGAGATCAGAACAGAACAGACCACATGGTCATCAGGAATCAGGTCAGAGTCGAGCATATCAGGCTGGATGCGGATGACAAGACGTATTTCACTCCGGAAGGATATCTGATCGACAATCCGATCGTCACGAGGACAGGGATCTTCGAGTATCACAAACCGGACGGGTCGATCAGAAGGGAGTTCAGACCGCCCGAGGAGGTATTCGCCAAGGAGTCTCTGGAGTCCTATGTCGGGAAGCCGGTTATCATCACGCATGATGCCGGGTATGTGGACAAGGACAGTGCTCCTGACGAGGAGATCGGAACGATCCTTGAAAAAGGATACAAGGACGGAGATAACGTCCGGGCAAAGATAGTCATTCACGATATCGGCTCCCTGAAAGACTGCGGTCTCAGGGAGCTTTCTTTAGGATATAACGTCGATTTCGATTACACGCCGGGCGAGTACAACGGCGAGAAGTACGACTGTATCCAGAAGAATATCAGAATCAACCATCTTGCTTTAGTCGCCAATGCAAGGGCTGGGGAACAGGCACGCCTGAACATTGACGGTAAAGATACAGAACACAACCCCATGTCGGGGAAAAACCCAGAAGAAGGAGGAGAAAAACTTATGGGAAAGAGAACACGTTTCGATGGCGAGATCGGCAGGGAAGAGTTTGAAGACAAACTCGACAAGCTGACCGCCGACAATGATCTGCCTGAAATGGTGGAGGACACTCCTGCAGCCGCAGAGCCTGAGAAGAAGGACGCGGACGAGCTGACTACGGAAGAGAAGATTGCCGAAGTCAAGCAGCATCAGGACCGCCGGGATGCGGACGAGGATCCGCAGGACCTTGAGACCGCCACAAAGGTGATCGATGAGCAGGGCAAGGACATCCAGACGCTGCTGGACTGCCTTGACGAGCTTGAGGCAGAGAAGGACATGGCCAAGACTGACGAGGAGCCTGTTGAGGATAAGCCGGTTCAGGACGAGGGCGAAGAGGAAGAGATTCCGCTGAACAAGGATTCTGTTGACCGGGTGGTCCGTGAGAGACTGAGCGTCCTGCGTGTCGCTGACAAGCTGAACATGGACGGGCTTGAGGATCTTCCTGTATTTGCAGCGAAGAAAGCAATTATCAAAAAGGTCAGCCCGAGCCTGCGCCTTGATGGCAAGAGCAAGGCTTACATCAATGCGGCCTATGATCTTGCGGTCGATAAGGTGAAGAGTCTTCGGTCCAACAGCATTGCGCTGCAGAAGCGCCAGATGATGGGCATGAACATGGACGGCATGCCGGCAAGACAGAACGGCCTTACGGCTGCTCAGAGAGCGCGTGAAGCAATGATCGCGAAGAAAGAAGGAGGTAGAGCATAATGGCACAGCTTGAATATGGTTATAACACTCCCGGTGGTGTTCCGGGTCTGATTTTCGACATTGCCCCGTATGAGATCAATTCCCTGATGATCGAGGAAGAGACCGAGGGCAAGATCAAGTTCGGTATGGGCGTTGTCGCTGGCGAGGTTCCCGGCAAGACCATCAAAGCGGTTTCTTCCACTGATGACACCTTTGAGGGTGTTGTGGTCACGAACGTCCACGAGCTGGACATGAAGGGCAAGGTTGTCCTTGAGAAGGGTACTGCTTGCTCCGTCATGCGCTATGGCCGTGTCTGGGTACGCGTTCCGGATGATGCTGAGATTACCATCAACAACAAGGTGTTCCTGATTGCTACCGGCGACAATGCAGGCCTCTTTACCAACACGGAAGGCATCGAGATTCCCGGCAAGTTCATCGGAGCTGCTGAGAATGGCATTGCGCCGATCGTACTGGCTGATGCGGTATTTGCTACTGAAGTAGCCAGCGACACACCCAAAGAACCCGGCGAGTGATTGTAAAGAGAGAAGGAGGAAATAAATAATGCCTAAATATAATGCAAGTATGCCGTCTGCTACTTTCGATTATGCAGACAAAGATGCGATTATGAGATCGAGCATTCCGCAGGGCCTTGTTGGAGAGCAGCTGCGGTTTGACTCTGCTGAGGATGCTTCTGTGTTCTTTGCTCGTGAGCTGGACTATGTTAAGGCCCAGTCCTACGACAAAGAGTATCCGGAGCTGACCGCGCTGAAGCTCTTCCCGGTTTCCCATGAGGTTCCGGAAGGCGCGGAGACCGTGACCTACTACGGCTATGAGAAGACCGGTTTCGCGAAGATCATTTCCAACTACGCGACCGATCTTCCGAGAGCTGATGTGAAGGGTAAGCCGACCACAGCGCAGATCAAGTCCGTCGGTGCTAGCTATGGCTACTCCATGCAGGACATGAGAGCGTCCCGTCTTGCCGGCAAGTCCCTTGATACGCGCAGAGGCGAGGCTGCCAAGTATCAGATCGACCGCCTGATGAACAAGATCGCATGGGCCGGTGACGACGAGGCAGGTCTGGTCGGTATCCTGTCTGCCGGCAAC